CTTAAATCTGGAAATTCTTCGGGTTTGGCCCATTCTGTTTGTGCTTTAAAAATCATATCAGATAACAATATAGACAAAGAAGAGTTATTAACATCATATGCTGTGGAACATGAAATGGTTCTTTCATTTTTTATAATCTCTTTCAATAATCATTTCAATAAAGTGAATTGCTTTTTTTAATTCTTCTCTTTTTCCTTTCAATCTATGTCTCAAGATATATTTTATAACGCATCCTTCTGGATAAAGCAACTCGTTTTCGATTACGAATTTACTTGGCTGAATTTTAAATTTCTGATAATGTGATCCGCCAATTTGTTTATCATATGGATTTTTCATATTTTAAATTCTTTCTTCCTGTTGTTGCTTCTTATTAAATATAAATTTTTCATAGACCGTGTTGTACCTACATACCAAACTCGATATTCTTCATCTTGTTTAGATTTAGATTTCCTTGCTCCTTTTATTGTGTTGATTGTTTGATTTAAAAATAAAACTACGTTGGTTGCTTCACCCCCTTTAGCGCCATGAATTGTTGAAACTTTTATTCTAGGTTTCTTTAAAATTTTTTCTCCATTACTTAACATGGCTCTCATATATTCTCGTTTGGTGAGTGGAACATTTTTAAATGCTACTTCCCAACTGAGATTAATATTAAAATTTTTTTCTCCTGTTAGTTCTTCCAATCGTTGTCTTTTTATATCTGGTGGAGTTAATCCCTGTAAAAGTTCATTCCAGGTTTGAATATCTTCATAAAGAGACTTATTAATGCTAGTTCCTTCTGACGTTTCAAAAAATAAACCTTGTCTTTTTAAAATTGCAGGAATGGGTTTGAGTAAATGATTGGTACGAGTTAATATTAACCAATCTCCTTCAGTCATGTCTATATCTATAAGTTTAAATCTTTCAAATATTTCTCCTTTTTCTTTTTTTGGATGATAGTTTTTATTTAATCTATTTTCTTCAACTCTTTCAATAATAGATAATGCTACTTGTTGTATTTGACTTGGAACTCTTTCAGATTGTTCAAGAGGAATTTCTTCTGCTTTCCAGTTAATAAAAGAATTTACATCTGCACCAGCCCATCCAAAAATAGCTTGATCGTCATCTCCTGCAATCCAAATATCTACTCCTTTATTTTCTTCTTCAATTTTATTTATTACTGCCCATTGAATTAATGATAAATCCTGCGCTTCATCTACAAACACAACATCAAATTTATTGTTAACATCACCTTTCTTTAAGAATCTATCCAACATGTCTGTAAAATCTATTAGCACATGAGTGTCTTTATAATTATCAATTTCTCTATTAATGCCATCTAATTTGTTTCTTTCTACGTGAGTTAAGTGCTCATTTTTGTCAAATTGATCTAATGGATGAATTTGTTTTGCACGCGCTAGATTTATTATATTTAAATATTCACTGTTAGATGAAAATATTCCATTCCATGCATTGTGTTCATAAGACGCATATTTTATTTGGATTCCACAACTTTCACCGATTGCCTTATAATTTAATTCTTGCATTACATTTTCTTCCCTTAACCCTAATTTATTAAAAGCTAATGAATGAAGTGTTTGAAAATGTTTAATATCTTTTTTAGTTAGATGTTCATTTTTTGCTAGATACCTGTCTCTAGCTTCTCCTGCAGCTTTACGAGTAAAAGCAAAATAACCTATACGGTCTAATGATACTCCTTTTTTAACATATTTATGTACTTCATTTAAAAGTCTTCTTGTTTTTCCTGTTCCTGGAGGACCTATAACTTTATATCTCATTAATAATTATCTTTGGTTCGTTCTGTAACCTTGTGTTCAATTTGTTTGATTTCTATTTGTCTAACTTTACATACTTTAATAGTTTTACTTTCTACATTTAAAGAAACATTAAATTCTACCTTACATCTATCTTTTAATTTCTGTGCAATTTTTTCTTCTGGAATCTTCCAACTATTTCCTAGATGATCAATAAAAGATTGGAATCTAAAGAAATGAAAACCTTCATCAGTTAAACATGCACCCGTTGCAATTTGTGTTCTTTTTTGTGCTTGAGGGCCATTAATACAATATTGAAATAATTCTTCCTCTAATCTATCATTAATTTGTGTTCCTTTAGGTGGTGTTATTTTTTGACAATTTTTTCTTAATAAAGTTAAAGTTGCTCTAAAATCTTTTGGTCTTAAAGGTTCATGATAAATTCCTGTTTGTTCCCAAATTAAATCAAGTAAATCTTTTTGTTGGGTCATCATCTTTCTATTAGTTGCAACTACTTCTGTTTTACTTCCATCTGGAAGAGTTACATTGAATCTATATTCAGGTTCTGCATACATAATAATTTGAAAATCTGTTATTTCAGGAAAAGAAGATATGGTGTCTGATTTAACTCCAAAAGGTCTTGAATAACATAAACTACGCATGCATCTATCGACAATAGGTTCTTCGTAACAAGTATGACTTGCAGTTTCTTTATCCCACGCCTTTAATTTTTGATCTAATTTTAATTTGTCCCATGGAGTTTCTAAATATTCATAGTTTGCTTTTGATACAGCATCTTGCCATTTATCTTTGTATTTCTTTTTAGCAAAGACCATGTAGTTGTACATAAATCGATCTCTGCCATCATCGAGTTTAGATTTAGAACATAGCGCTAGACAAGGTGGACCATCCTCAAATTCTGGATTGGTACCAACTAATATATTTCTATGGGTTTCTTCTACGAGTTTATCTAAAGTTTCTTTATCAATTTTAGATTCATTAGCGTATTCAATAAATTGTTCTAAAGATAGTTTAGAATTATTTTTATCTACAGCATACCTATTAGATTGTCCGTTGTTATAGTAAGGTAGGTTTATAAAGTTTCCTGGCTTAATATCTCCTTTATCATCTTTCTGTAGTTCTTTCTGTTTAGGAAAAACCTCGGTAGTTGGTTTTAATCCTAGAGGAAGCAGAAAAGCTTTTAATGCCTCTATTAAATCAATAGTTGGAATAGGTTCTTTTAAAAATACATAACAATGAAGACCCCCACTTTTAGATAAAAGTGGAACTAAAGGCAATTTGTATTGTTGAAATAAAGATAAATAATAATCTACTTTAAAGTCTTTATAATTTTTGGGGTCTATGTCTATACAACCAAATTGTGCTGTTTTATCTAAACGACATGGTTGGATTCCAATTGAAATTTTTCCTTCGATGTGACTCTTATAGTCTGAGGCAGTAATTGGGCGACCTGCCCATTCGTAATTAGGTTTTAATTTGTTTCTTTCGGAGTCTAATTCTGCTTTAGACATGTCGGCAATTCCAAAATCACCTTCATATCCTTTAAATAATTCTATAAATTTTTCTACCATAACGATCCCTGGTTTCGGGCGGGTTCCACTCTCGCTTTCCCCGCCCTATTTTCCTTAAGAAAAAACTAGTAATTAGATTCTTCTTTGTTAGTTTCAACAGAGGCTGCTACATTACTTTTATGTAATGATTTACTAAAATCTCTAGCCAGGCTATAGATTTCTGCATTGTCCACTGGTTTAACTAAAGAAACCGTCATTCCATGCCATGTGAAATTACCTAAGTTCTCAACAGAATTTATTTTATAAACTCTAGAAAACGCAGGTGCTGGTATAGACTTACCTGTTGTCTTAGATACAACAAACTCATTATCCATTAATGAATTCCAACCTCTACTAGTTTTTAACTGAGTAGTTTTCAAAGGCATAAGAGCCTTCTCTGGTCTGTCTCCAAGAAGAATAACAAAATGATTTGCTGTCTTGACAATTTCATTACCGTTTGGCAATACGTCTTTCATTCCGCTCTTCGAAGTCTGAGCCATAACTTCTGGCCCTCTGTCTGGATGGACAGGTCTACCTTCACTTTTATCGAATGGTGCCCATTCTGGGTATGTCATTTTGTAGAAACATGGTATTACATGAATACCTTTTTCTCCACTATACAGTTTTTTAGTAACTGTATTATAAAACATTCCAGCTTCTGCACCTTCAACATATTTTGCATGCTTCTTTTTAGTTTCATAAGAACCACTTTGTAGTAGTTTTAGAAATGGTAAAGCTAAATCGCCCTTCTCTATATTTTCTAAACCCATTCCTGAGTCTGCTTCAAAATCTAGAGTAGCTAATGCACCTTCTTTTTTGACTGTTACGTCGCTTGTTTCTTGTGTCATGTTATTTGTTCCTTGTTATTTTTGTTTTGTTTCCCTTAAACAGGTTAAAGTGTTCAGAAGGCAAGTCTAAACCTTTTTCAACTCGCGATCTGTACTCTGCTTTGAGAGTCATGGGTTCAACTTTCAGCTTTTGGGCTGGTTCAAACCCATTTTCTCTCGCAAGGTTTGCATAATTGCTCGCCTTGTTATCTTCGCCACGACCAAAGGAAACAGTAACCTCATTTTTAATAAGATCACCCAGGTCGTTTTCTCGAAGCCATTGGTATGCGCCTTCCTTTTTATCTATAGGAATGGTAGCGCCATAAATTTTTTTTATCTCTATACCAGAACCGTCCTGTAGTTTCATGGTCTTCATTTTCATTTCTTCCATGATTTCTGGTATCACTTGTTGAGATATTTTATCTGCTGCTTCTTTCTTTTTCTTTAGATTTTCTTCCATAGTTTTTACTTCATCTTCTAAAGATTGTAACTGAACAACGTAGTTAGATAAACTTCTTACACCTTCTAGTTTATTTACTTGTTGAGGAGAGTCCTCCTCAAATTTATTTGTTAGGTCTTCATTACTCATAGCTTTCTATTTCCTTTCTGATTATTTCTATTTCTTTTAAACATTTATGGTATCTGTACCACCAAATTATGTCTGAAATAAGTCGGACAAAATCACTTGGCATATAAAGTATCTTGTAAAAAAAAAACGTAAGGGGGTATTTATCATAAAGAACGTTTACAGCCTTCTTGGTAATTTTCCTATGCTGTTCTACCTCCAAATAATGGTCAGCCCATTTTTCTGAAGATTCTAGTCTTTTTCTAAGTGTGTGGTAATATGTATTTTTATTCATCTATCTTTCCTTTCT